AGAGCCGCAGAAGAACATCTTTACGGGGTAAGGAACGGCTTCATGCCGCCAACGAGGTAGTAACCGTGGAAGTGATGGATGCCATAGGGGTAGTTTGGCCTATCGCGGCGGCATTCGTGACTCTGGTGATTGTGCTTGCGAAGATGCACTCGGACATCGAACAGATCAAAGAGAAGATCAAAGTGTTATTTGAGTTGTGGAATAACAAAAAGTAACCCCCTCCGAAGAGGGGGTCAGGGAGAACGACAGACAGTCGTGAGGGGTGGACCAATGCTGTCTATCGAACTTTATCACACTGTGCGCCAGAAACGTACCCCTAAATTTCCACTTTCAATACGTAGTCGGTGTTCTAGCTCCCAGTGTCTATCACAGAATATCTTGTTTACCTGCTTTACTGCTTCATCAGTATTTACGCAGGGTACAAAGATGGAAGAACCGATAGCCATGTTCTCCCAGTTAACTTCTATTGTCACGCCATCAGGCGCTAGGTCATAAGTTCTCAATACCTTCATTGTCAGGGTCTATATCAAATTTCATAACTATTGTGTCAGCGGCAGGTAACTGTAGGTTCGTACCCTTAGTTAGCCGTATCTTCTTACGCTTGCCCTCACACTTCTTCATAATCTCGCTAACCAAGTGTGCGTAGTTAACCTGCAACTCACCACACCACTCTTTAAGAGGTTTTGGTTTGACGTAAAATAGCTTTGTGTCTGTTTCATACCGTGCAACTAATCGCCCCCGTGCAACCTGTTCCGGTATCACGTGATCGTCAAGTCCGTTGCCCTGTGTCCCGCGATTATCTAGGGTGCTTTTAATCTGGAGTATGTAGCTTATGTTTTCGGCAAAGAAGTCGCCCATGATGTCGGTTACTGAACCAGTCATCTCGTTTATTCCTCGTTTGTTTTGTGAAACAAGGTCAGTAGTCGCCCACTTAAAAACTTTCTGGACATCAAAATCATGAAGTCCAATCTTCTTGGCAATCAGTAGCCCTGATATTGTGGCAGTCATTGTATCAGACCAATAGCGGTTCTCTGAAGTTAGCTGAGCCTTCTCGTCAACGCGCTTCTGGATATGTTTTACTATGCGCTTTGTCTCTTCCACATTGTTCATAATCCATTGGATATGAGGTATACCTGCGTGTCCATAGTTCTCAAAGACGTTAGTCTTAAACGTGTCTTGTATCTCTTTATCCTTAACTTCGTCGAATATCCTATCTACTCGACATTCAAGAATACGCTGTGCTTCTGCTTTCGGCATAGCTTTGCCACGACTAACGGTCTCAATGATGGATGCGTTTGCGGTGTACTGCATTAGCAGGTTCCACTCTCTACCTTGGTGCCGTTCCACGTTAGCACTAGCAGTCATACGTCCTCGCTGTTTACCAGACGTGCCTTGATATATAAGGTCAGACATTTGGCGTGGTGTTAAGTTAGTCACCTCGTCAATACCTGTCGGTAGGCTGTGCATTACCTCGGCACGGTTCATCTTGAACGCAACACTATCGGCTTTATCCAAAACAAGTTTCTTTGGGTTGCCCCATATACCTGCTGTGGCATACATCATCATGGTTTTACCTGTACCAGACTCGTTGTTTATGAACGCTACTGCCCCACAGTTTTCATTCAAAAATTCCATCAGAGGACTACCAAAGCCCATACCAATAGCAAACTGTTGTAATAAAAACTTATCGTCGTTCCATAGTTCCAAGTTTTCACGCCATGCTTCGTATGTACCCTTGGCCTCAAAGTGTGGGAAGAACCCTACTGTCTGATTGGCAGGTGGGTTAAATTCTATGCAGTCAGGTTTAACTTTCTGATTACCTAAAATAAACGTATCTAACTTATCGTTGACCCAACCAAACTGGACGTGGGCTTCGTCTGCTGTACTGGTGGCTTGTAATTCATCCACCCAACTTAGTGTGTATGACATAAGTTCATCCATCTTTTTAATTGCAACGCCCTGAGACGAAAGTTTCTTTCGGAACTCCTCGCTTGACGTGACTGAACTCATTGGCAGTGTAAACTCTTGCACCCCGTCTCGGGGAAGGTGCAAACGCATAACCAACGACTCGCCCAGCTCGGGGTCCTTGATTCGCTTAACAACGTATAAGTCGTTATGGTATATTCTCTTCTCGTCTACATCGCCGTCTTCATTGGTGGTACGTACATACACACCACCGTTTGACCCACGCACATAGGGCGGTGGGTACTTAGGTATAACGTGGGTCGGCTCGTCTTCTTCGATGCTTTCCGCTACATAGTTACCTTCATCGTCAGTCTCAGCTTCACGTAACTTCTTACCAAGTACGATGGGAGACTTGATAGCGCCCCATTGAGGGCAGTCTCTACAGATGTCAGGGTTGTACTCGTCAAAACGTGCACACGTATATGGGCCTTTTATTTGCTCCATCTTACGTTGCGTGTCCTCTGGCGTGTACTCTGGATGTCCCTTCGACATCAGGTGAATAGCTTTGTCCCCATCAGTGCAGAACTTAGCAATAGATAACCCTGCCCTCCACAATGGTTCACTCATAGTCTCTTGATTTCGGACTATGTATTTAAGCTGTTCGCATCCTTCACCTCGTTGGGTCTTAATCAGTATGTCCTTAAACAGGTTTTCCTGATTGCCCATAAGGTTCTGCATGGTTGCGCTGAGTTCCCTAGGTATGTTTTTTGTGGGAACTGGTATCGACTCGGAACCAAGTAACCCTGAGAATGTGTCAAAATCGACGGTCTCAAACTTAGCGGTCAAGCCAAAAAAGCCCACGTCTGACGGAGGCTTGGTCTTGTAGTTATGTGTGTGAGGAACTCTTAATACACGTGCGGCATCTGATGTGACTGCCGGATCAGCGTAAAAATCTTGCTGTGCGCACAATCTTTTAAGGCGCTCCGCGACAGGCAACCAATCATCCAAACACACCGATTCTTCTAGGAACCAGTACACGTGTATGCCTCGTCCCGAATTAACCATCGTCGGTTTCGGTAGTTTGTTGCGTTTACAGAAACGCCTTAGTGCCTGTATAGCCTGTTCTTGATTTAAAAATTCTTTGCTCGGACCACAATCCAGATCGAGGAAGAAAGAGTTTAGTCTCTTTACGTTATCGACTTTACGTGAACCTGCTTGATCAAACGTAGCTAGTCCGTAATAAACATCGTATCCTTCTTTATCGTAATTGTAGGCGGCATCGACAACGGCATCTATTGAGTCATAGAACTTCTGTGCTTTGCGTTCGTCACTTGATCGTGCCGCAAATATACAGTAGTAGCCCCCACTACTCAGTGCCTTTGATAAAAATGTTTTTGTTTCCATTGGTCCACCCATTGCCTGAACCGCCACGGTGGGTATAACTTCTTCCACCGTGGCGTAGTTCGATTACTTTGACTATATTTTTAGTCCTCATCATCCCAGTCATCAATAATCGAACTCAAATCACTGTCATCCGTAGGCGGTGCGGATGCGGTCTTCTTTACAACTTTAGTAGGTTCCTCAATCGGTTCCTCAACAACTTCTTCTACAACTTCCTCTTCGACTTCTGCTGTAAACGGGTTATCCTCCTTAGAGTTATACCCATCTTCAGCGCCGAACGGATTCGATTGTTTACGTTCTGCAAGTTTCAATACCTGCACTGCTTGCAATCTTAGGGAACAACCTGCACCCATTGAACCACTGTAAGGGATACCTTTGACTGCGACATTCACGATGCTACCACTTGTCAATTGAAAATCGTCAGGCAGTTCATTGGTCTTAGCGTCAAACTGTGCGGGTTTCTTAGTCTTGTCACCGTTGTACGCGCCCTTTAGATTAGCTTTGTGTGACCACATCCCGTCATCTGTTTTCTTGAATGGGTTTTTGATCGCAGGCCAGTTCTTCTTCTTTTCTTCGGTGTAAGTTGTTTTCATGTATGCCCACAAAGCCTTGGCTGTTGCGTCATCCATAATGAAGTTTACTGAATACTCGGCACCATCATCCGTTGCCCCACAGGATACAGAGCGTTGTTGCTCGTTATCGTATCTATAGGTCTTGTCTAGTTTGGGATACATGGCGGTTATTTTTTTAATTACGTATTGCTCAGACATAAAAGTCTCCTTAATTTGCATTTGCGTCATAGACAAATCCATCTACTTCCGCAAAGATTGACCCCCTTGAGGGCGTTGATATTGACATTGTTATAGCCTCTTTAGCTTCTTGGCTTTCAGCCTTTGAAACCGCAAGACTTACTTCATCTTCCGCAAGAGGGCGCACCGCCTTGAAGAATAGTTTTGGTACTACGCTACCCCGATCAAACACGCATTCGGTTATCACAGATATAGCAGGGGTGTTGTGAGAACTAAGGTACTGCGCGTAGGCTTGCATCGGCATCTTGCCGTCCTTCGCTTTACCGAACAACGAGGTTGCAGGTAATTGCAGTTGGTATACTTTGGTAAAGTCGTTCTCTAGTACCACGGCTAACCGCTGTGCGAACCGACATGCACGTGACGTACCTGATCCTGACCCCTTAATATTTTGGGGGCAGTCCATACAACGGTGGGCTTGGCGGTCTTCTTGCTTTACCTCTGGCGCAGGTGCACTAGTGTCTGCTGACCAACACGTAGGGCGTGTCGGGCTACTAGCATCATACTCCCCTGCATAGTAAGAGCGAGATATTTTAGCGGCGTTCAAGATTACCACATTCAATGCACCTTCATGCACCGTGTCTTGTTGACCGTTAACATACTCACGAAACTTACCTCCGTTGATACTGATACGGCGGCGTACTTCACCTACGTTCTGCATATGCCTCTCCTCACAAGTCCTCGTCTAAGTCAGGCTCAGCACCGTGCTCGGTATAACCTTGCACTAACTCAACATTAGAGACAGCGGCTACACCACCAACAGCGGCAGTTGCGGCGTTGTCTTTCTTAGTCAAGGCGATTGACACATCGTCAATAGAGAAGCGGTACGTGTTACCTACTTTTATGTAGGTAGCTTTTGGTATATGTCCTTGGCGCACCCATGCTCGTATGGTCGAAACCGATACAGAGAAGTGCTTGGACAGTTCTTCGATTGGTACAAAAGGTCCAGTCATCATTTTTTCCTCACAGAAATTATATATTCAGAGTCTACGTTAAGTCCTTTAGGGACGGTCTCAGGGTTTTCTTCAAGGAAAGTTTTTACGTTGGTTTGATTCAACCGCTTTTCCAGAAACTCAGGTACCTCATGCTCCATAACAAATTGGTGCATAGCCTCCCAGTCACTAGTCCAGTAGCGAGTCTTCACCGAACGGTAAAAAAGTCCCTCTGAAGTCTTTACGCTCTCAAGCCCCTGCTCTTTGCAGTAGTCGAGTAGCGCGGCTTTGACCTTATCCAGTTTCTGGTTAAGGTCTTCTTCTTGTTTCTTAAAGTCCGACGAAAGCTGTGCCTTCTTATCTCGGATTTTTAAGTAAACACGTGTCAGCTTTTCAGCTAACTTCTTGTCCTCACTCATTTTTAGTTCTCCTAGTCGCACGACAAAATGTGTCGGGAGGTTTACTCTACTAACGTATTGTACCTTAGTCAAGCAATTCTTTGTAAAGATCAATCATTTTTGTGTGTACGTCGATTCTGTTATCTAATAGTGTGTAAACACGTTTCTCTACGGCTGATCCCTGTAGCTGGACGACGGTACACTTGTGATCTTGTCCTGACCTGTGAACACGCGCATTAGCTTGAGCATATGTTTCTAATGAACTGGTAGGTCCCCACCATACAACTGTGTTAGCGGCTGTTAACGTCACACCATGCGCGGCGGCTTGTGGCTGTATCACCAGTACACGTGGGTTGGGGGTGGTTTGGAATCGGTGAAATATATCAGTACGTTTCGGTGCAGATACATCGCCCCGAATGATCTCAGTCGGTATCCCATCCTTGAGTAGTTTGTCCGTGAGTATGTCAATGGTGTGCTTGAACGGCACAAAGACTAGGACTTTCTTGCTACTCTCGTCTATTGCTTCACGCAGAACCTTGTATCGGTTCTTGATGTCAAACTCCAATGCTTCTCCGTTGTCGGTGTATACCGCACCAGAAGATATTTGCAGGAGTTTGCTCATGTTGATGGCGGCGTTGGGCGCAGTTATTTCCTCACCTGCTGTCTGTAAAACAAGTTTATCTTTAAGTTCCTTGTAATACTTTTTCTGTTGGCGCGTGAGTTCAACCTCTCGTTTGACGTACACCATGTCGGGCAGGTCAAGGCACTCTTCTTTTGTGAACCTGATCGCAGGTTGCAGTGCGTTATATACTGTCTCGGTAGCTGTCTCTTTCGGCTTCCATTTGAAGTTGGTAACTTTGTACATCACCATATCTCGGAACGAACCAAAGAACCTAGGTACGGCGGCAGGGTTAACTAGCTTAGCGATACCGTACGCATCCAATGGTGATTGAGCCGCAGGTGTACCTGTCATCATCCATAACCAAGTCTGATCGGTTAACAGCTTATTCAGTGTCTTCCAACGCTTGGTCTGTGCGTTCTTATAATGGGTGGCCTCGTCCACAATGATGCAGTCAAACCCACCTTTGGCGATGTCCTCGGCAACGATCTCTACACCGTCATAGTTAATGACAACGTAATCAGAGCCTTGATTAATAATCTTTCTGCGCTTCTCTTTAGCACCGTAAGCCACGTCAACCGTGCGGTGCATGGCAAAACTAAACAAGTCATTGCGCCATGCGCTATCCATGATCGACAGCGGGCAGATAACTAACACGCGGTTTACTTTACCCTGCATCATAAGAAAGTCAGATGCCCAGATAGCAGACGCAGTTTTGCCTGTACCCTGCTCGTTAAAGCAGAAAGCCCTTCGGTTCATGGTAAGGAATGCGGCTGTGGTTTTCTGGTGTTCGTATGGTTTGTACTGACCAGACCACTGATACTTTCCCTCAATAGGTGAGGGTACGTTAATGTTTAACTTCTTGAGGGTGTGCGCTTCGTCCACACCCCAGTTAACCACCACTTGATTATCTGATAGTTCTCGGCTTTTCTCGACAACTTTAGTAACTTTGTTAGGGTTTTTTAGGCGCAATAATAGCGCCTTGTTATCCAATATCTGCACTTCGTTCTCCATCGCAACGCCTTTCGGCGTGGTGTTAGTGTCACACTAACTTATTTCTTTTTGCCTTTACTCAAGGCTCCACCTGCCGAACGGTTACGCTTTCGGCTTTGTACTGTCACGCCGTCTTTGTTAGACCCCCCACGTGACAACGGTTTCTTGTGCGCTACGTCCTTGCCTTCTCTCTTGTCGGCTTTACCGTTCTTGTTAGCGTCTTTACCTGTCTTATCCATCTTTCGACGGGCACGCTGACGTTCCATACGTGCCTTAAATTCTTTACTATCGACAGGTTTATTCTTTTGTTTCTTACGATCTGCTTTATTTTTGTATGGCATTAGTTACTCCCATTGTGAGGACATACGGTTACAGGACAGTGCCGCTTACACAATCCATTCGGGCGTGGGTTCCAAACATTCTTATCGGCGGCGGTCTTCATAGCATTGTACTTGCCTTGCCACTTAACCCATAACTCTTGTTCGTCGTACTCGTTATAGCTTGCTTTGATAAGATCATTACTGACTACAAACACTAACCCTGCTTTAATTTTCTTTACTTCGGGGTAGTGTAGAAATACTGCCAAGGCCATCAGTTCAAGCTGACCTTTGTCGGCATACCGTGCGTTCTTACCAGTCTTATAGTCAATCACCCATGCGGTTTCCCCCAACGTGTCAACAATTAGCAAGTCAATGATCCCACGGAACCAAACATCTTTATCGTAAAAGCCGCAAGGTTTAAGGTTTTCAGTTATGCCTACCTTTTTTTCGCATAACTTCACACCACGCTTGGCGTTGAGTGAGTCAAGCATTGCTTGCGCGTAGTCAAACTTCTTAGGGAGAGGGGTATCACTACCAACGTAATCTTCGGCGGCTTTGTGAAACTCGTTACCATATAAGATCGCATCGGTCTGTACGAACGGAAACTCTTTGAGTATCTTCTCGTGGTAAAACTGTTTGGGGCATTGTTCAAACGCCTTAATCTTGCTGAACGACCACGGTGCTACACTCATTCACAATCTCCGTAAGATTTTCCTAATCCGCTTTCACAATTGATTGGCAAACCTTCTGCCCAGTCGGGTGTCCAACGCATACACTTCTCGACGAATGCTTGTGACTCAGCCACATCTTCGTCCTTTACGCATACTACAATGGAGTCATGCACAGTTAGCACAACGCGACATCTCTTACTGATTTGTAACATTTGCTCACCAATAATGCAACGCGCTATCGCCTGACATACGTTCTCGGTCACTTTTCCACCGTATATTCTGGTGCGACCTCGCCGTGTCTTGTAGCTATACTCAACGCCACGCTCACCTTGCTCACCTGATAAGTCGTCATAACGTAACATCAAACCTGAAGGAAGCAGGATAGCGCGTTCCGACCCCATGACTTTTAGTACACCTTCCTTACCTATCTGTATGGTATCGCCGTTGACCATATACCTGATCATGTCCTGACAACCACGCCATAACTGATTGATTTTCCAGTTAGCATCACGATAAATAGTTATGACGCGCCGTGCTTCGCCCAGTTCCATATCGAACCCAAAGCCTTTTAGCTGATCTTGAAACCTCACTGCACCCATGCCGTAACCTGCGCCAAGGATCGTAGTCTTACCTACAAACCGTTGGTCTTTAGTTACTTCATCTTCGGTAACGCCATAGATACGAGAAGCCATAACCTTGTATACGTCTTCGTTATTAGCGAATGCTTGTGTGAGATCATCCTGACCTGCAAGCCATGCTAGTACACGCGCCTCAATCTGCGAACTATCACAGTCAATCAACGTGTAGCCCTCTGGTGCGAGGATACTACGCTTTAACTTCTTACCATTTGGCCCACGGCTAGGTAGGTTCTGCATGTTGATCTTGTCATCACCACCCCACCGTCCAGTGTGCGCGGCGTAGTATCTTACTGGAACCGGCAAAGTCCCACGTTTACTTATATCTATAAACCTCTGAGTACGTGTTTCCTCAAGGGTGCTCTTCGTGCCTAGACGTGCGGCAACTGCTGATTGCACTCGATCATCCTCATGATCAGCCAGTGCTTTAAACTCTTCATCGTTCTTAGCGAACGCGAATGTTTCTTTCCCTGTACGTAAACTTATTTTCATAGGCGGTTTAACGCCTAGCCCCTCAAGCACAGCGGCAAACTTAGGGTTGGACATCAAGTCCTCCTTAGATATACCTGCGTCCTCAAGTAACTGATCTTTACGTTCACGTGTATCTTCAAGGTGCTGTTCAAGTAACCCAATATCCAACTCAAGCATCGGCTCGGTGAACATACGCAACGTCAGATCAATCATCATCAGTTCTTGTTTAGGAAAGCCCTTCTTCAAAAAGATGTTGAATAGTTTGTATGTTAACTCGACATCATTGATGCAGTAGTCACCGTACAACGACAAGTCCCGTTCAGAGAAATCGGCTCGACGTTTACCTAAAGCATTTAAGACTTCGGTTCCTTTAGCGCCAATCTGGTATCTTTCAGATAACGCCCTGAGACTACCGCCAACTTCCACCCCGTGTAGAGCACGGGCGATACACAAAGTATCGGTATACACGCGAGGATGAATATCAAACACCCAAGAGAGAATGGCACCATCAAACAAAGTGTTGTGAGCGAGAACCATGCTTTCTGCCCAGTTGAAGGTGTGTAAGTATTGTTTAAGTTGTTCACGTGTTCCGCTTGCCCATTCAGTTCCTTCATTATTCACCTTGATACCCACGCCAATCACCTCAAATTGGTGGTCGCGTATGTACTCCTCTGTAGTTAACTTAGACAGGGAAAAATCCCTGTCGTAGTATGTTTCAAAATCTATTGTGATTAAGTCCATTAGAAGTCACCCCCTGCTAACTCGCCACCACACGCCATATAACCTGCCCCGTCTACCCAGTTGTCTGGATGTTTCGGATTAGAATTAATACGTGCTACTTTTAGAAGTGTCATCATCACAGCAACATCGGTAGCTGATACAGGGTGGTCAAGATGCACCGCCCAGTAATCTGCTATCCTAGAAAAGTTATTTTCCATGTCACCATGATCAGCCGCACGATCCTTAGTTACGTACGACTTAGCGGTATCAAGAATTTGACCGCGAGAAAAACCCTCTGAGTTTACCCCAGAGGTTAGGGGCTTTTTTGCGGTGCTTTTCGCTTCCTCCTCTGCGATAAACACCTCTTTCGGTGTGCCGATCTTCTGCATTAACTTATACGCATAGCCATACGATACGCCTGTGGCTTTCGATACCTGTGCAGGTGTGGCTGTTTTATTGTCAACTAAATACGCCCATACCTTGTCGGCCTTGGGGGATGCTTTACTAGTCATGATGTCGTTCTCCTATTGCTCGTACGATATAACAAGTGACCACAAAACCCTCGTACGGTTAAAGTCTTGCGGTGTGGTTGGTTACTCAGGGGATTTGGCGGCTTGCTTCCGCGAATACTTCTCGCCCCACGAAAATAATAAACGCATTGGTGAATACTTAGGTGCAACTGTGTACGCCCTAAAACAATGGTTTGCGATTACAATCCATTCAGCTTTAGTGCGTTGCTTCGCCATGCGGCACCTCCCATAGAATGCACGTCTTACCCCATTGGGTCTTGCCGCGCTTTCCGCTATCTCTCACACGTCGATCATTAGATAACTCAGATAGACGTGGCTGAACTGAAACATAAGGACGCTCTAAGTGACGCGCGATTTCCTCAGTGCTCATTGGGGTAGGTGATTTGGTTAGTAGTGTGTAGACTTGTTCACGTAAGGTAACTTTCTTACCTGCGCTATCTTCAGCGGCGGCGAGACTTGTATCTCTACGCTGATAACCGATACCTTCTTCGGTGTATCCCATAACGATCTCCAATCTGTGCAGTGTCTAAACAGGTGAGCCTTCAAAATCCAACTCAAGCTGTCGTGGGTCGCGGTTCTGACCGCCAACATAGATCAACACGTCATCTATATTGTCTTCGTTGATGACAAGACTTATGCCACCGCTACTCTTTATATCAGATAGGTTCTTTTCTTGCAAGGGCGTTGGTTTGTTTTTACCTGCTTTGCATTCTATGCCAAAGAACTTACCCT